ACAGGAATTGTTAGAGTATGAACCTGGCTATGTTGAAGGTGAGTCCAGATTGGCTTGCCAGATTTCTTTAAATGATGAATTAAATAATGTGACGGTGAAATTAAGAGATAATGAACTTCTATAAAAATGTAATTGAACACAAAGGTAAACTTTTAATTCGTGGTGTTTTAAATGGTAATGACTATAAAGATAAAATAGATTTTGGTCCTACCCTCTACGCCCTAACAAACGAACACTCACAATATAAAACTTTACAAGGTAGGTTTTTAAAACCTCTTGAATTTACCAGCATTAATGCTGCTCGTAGATTTCGTAGAGATATAGCTACTGATAATTCTCCTGTTTATGGTCTTGAAAGATACCATTATCAATATATTGGCTCAGAATATCCTGAAGAGATAAAATGGGAAAAAGAGTTTATTAAAATCTTCACACTTGATATAGAAACAACTTGTGAAAATGGATTTCCAGATGTAGAAAATCCCATTGAAGAGTTGTTATGTATCACAGTAAAAAATCAATCAAACAAACAGATATTAACTTGGGGTGTTGGTAAATTCACAACAGACCGTACAGATATAACTTACATTGAATGTAAAAATGAAAAACATTTAATAATGGAGTTTATGAAATTCTGGTTAAAGAATTATCCAGATGTTATTACTGGTTGGAACACCAAGTTTTTTGATTTACCTTATTTAATGAATAGAATAAAATTACTTGCAGGTGATAAGGTTGCTCAAAGAATGTCACCTTGGAATTTAGCTAATAGAGAAGAAATACATGTAAGAGGTAGACCACAAACTTATTATAAACTCTTTGGTATTTGTATGTTAGATTANCTTGACTTGTATAAGTGGTTTATTCCAACAAGACAAGANAGTTATAGATTAGATTTCATTGGAGAATTAGAACTTGGTCATGGCAAACATGAAAATCCTTATGAAACATTTAAAGATTTTTATACAAAAGATTTCCAAAAATTTGTAGATTATAATATTCAAGATGTTGAAATTGTTGACGCATTGGAAGATAAGTTAGGTTTAATTGACCTATCTTTGACAGTTGCATATGATTCAAAAGTAAACTATGATGATATATTTTCACAAGTTAGAGTTTGGGATACCTTGATTGCAAACCATTTAATGAAAAAAAATATATGTGTGCCACCAAGAGAAGAACATATCAAAGATACAAAGTACGAAGGTGCTTATGTGAAAGAACCAATAATAGGTGGACATGATTGGATTGTTTCATTTGATATTAACTCACTATATCCACATATCATTGTACAATATAATATATCGCCAGAAAAACTAATTGGTACTGTACCTGAAGGCATTAGTGTCAATAAAATGTTGAAAAAGAAGGTTGGATTAGACTACCTAAAGACGGAGGACGCTTGTGTTACTCCCAATGGTGCAAAGTTTAAGAGAGATAGCCAAGGCTTCTTACCAGAGATGATGGAGAAGATGTATGGAGACCGTGTTGTTTTCAAAAAAAGAATGTTAAAGGCGAAGAAAGAATATCAAAAAACAAAAGACCCTAAACTAGTTAAAGAGATTGCAAGATGTCATAATATTCAATGGTCAAAAAAGATTGCCTTGAATTCAGCTTATGGTGCAGTTGGCAACCAATACTTTAGGTATTATGATGTTAACCAGGCAAGTGGCATTACAACTGCCGGCCAATTTATCATTAGGTTTATAGAGAAAAAGGTTAATGATTATTTAAATGATATTTTGAAAACAGATAACTATGATTACATTGTGGCGTCTGATACAGATTCAATTTATGTTAGGTTTGGTAAACTTGTAGAACAAACTTGTAAAGATAAGACTACTGAACAGATTGCAAATTTTTTAGCTAAGGTTTCTGATAATAAAATAGAACCATTTATTGCAAAATGTTTTGAAGAACTTGCTGATTATTCTAACGCATTTAAAAATGCTATGGTTATGAAACGAGAAGTAATTGCCAATAAAGGTATATGGGTGGCGAAGAAAAGATATATGTTAAATGTTATTGATGATGAGGGTGTTAGGCTTAGAAACCCTAAATTAAAACTTATGGGTATTGAGGCAGTTAAATCATCTACACCACAAGTTTGTCGTGTTAAAATTAAAGAGGCAATTCAAATAATAATGGCCAAAGAGCAAACTGATTTACATAAATTGGTTGAAGATTTTAGAATAGAATTTATGAAATTGCCGGCAGAAGCTATTGCTTTTCCTAGAAGTTGTAATAATCTTAAAAAGTACCGTGACCATAGTAATATCTTTACAAAGGGTACACCAATCCATGTGAAAGGTGCTTTGATATACAATTATCAAATAGAAAGACTTGGTTTAAAAAACAAATATCCTTTTATACAAGAAGGCGATAAGATTAAGTTTATTAAATTGGTACCGGCAAATCCATTTAAGTTTGATGTGATAAGTTATATTACTAGTTTGCCACCTGAATTTAAATTACAAGAGTATATTGATTATGATATACAATTTGAAAAAACTTTCCTTGACCCTATGAGATTTATTATGGACGCAATAGGTTGGAAGGCAGAACCACAAGCAAGTTTGGAGGCATTCTTTGGATAATCCTGTAAATATTAGTGGTAAAGATTTGGAAGATAGAGTTGAAAACTATTGTGTAGAAAATAATATAAGTTATCAACGGTCAAAATCAGGTGCCTTTGAAATAGATTTTATTATTGATACAGATAAGGGTAAAATATTTGCTGATTGTACCAATCAAAATACGGTTGGTAGTGTAGAAGAAAAACTACCACATAAAATTTGGAAGTATTATAAAAAATATAATTATAACAATGTACAAATTATAAAGGGCGACCAAAAAATATCTAGCCATGTATTAGAACATTGTAAAGATTTAGCTAGAGTATTTTCATTTGATTTACAATTTGTTAGTTGTGAACAGTTTTGTAATAATCTAACAACGAAAGAGGAGAGTTTCTTTGGTTAATTTAGAAGTTGGTAAAAAATACGGTGTGATTTATGCAGACCCACCATGGCATTTTAAAGTAAGGTCGGATAAAGGTAAAGGTAGAAGTCCTGAAAATCATTATCCTCTTATGAGTTTAGATGATATTTGCCAAATGAATGTAAAAGATATATCCTTACCTGATTCAGTTTTGTTATTGTGGGTATGTGACCCTATGTTAGACCAAGCATTTAAAGTTATTGACGCTTGGGGATTCAAGTTTAAGACGGTTGGATTTACTTGGGCAAAAACAAATAAAAATACATTAGGATTTTTTACAGGTTTAGGATATTGGACTAGAGGCAATCCTGAAATGTGTTTGTTGGCAACCAGAGGTAGACCAAAAAGAATTTCAAAAGGTGTCAACCAGTTAATCATATCAGAAAGACAAAAACACTCACAGAAACCTATAATTCATAGAGATATAGAGCAACTTGTGGGTGGACCTTATATTGAACTGTTTGCTAGAAGAAAACCAAAGGATGGTTGGGATTATTGGGGTAACGAAGTATGACATTGACATTATCCTTATTGTGTGTTATGGTACCTTTTATATTTGTATTATTATTATTAATTATGTGGAACAATGAAGACCCTAACTAAAGAAGAAGCACTACATTGTGCTAATGTGTTTAATGACTATTTTGGTCAATTCACTAGAATAGACCAGTATATGCGTGACCAAAAGATGGCACAAATAGATACTATACCCACATCTCTACCTGGTATGGGCTTAGATACGGAGATGTTTACTGATTTTACAATGTCACCAGAAGATATGGATTTAGAGGTTGTTGAATTAGATAATCATACATGGGACACTTGTATTAATATGATTTCAAGTCATAGTAATATGGTAAGTATTCCAGGCAAAGTATTAAAACTGGCTGTTAAAGAAAAGAATACAGACAAGTATGTTGGTTTTATTAGGTTTGGTTCTCCTGTTATCAACATGAAACCTAGAAATATTTTACTAGGAAATATACCAGATTTACCAGTATTTAATAAGACTGCCATTATGGGATTTGTTATTGTACCAACACAACCATTTGGTTTTAATTATCTTGGTGGTAAATTGTTGGCCGCTTTATGTTGTTCACATGATGTTAGACAAAAATTAAATGAAAAATATGATATGAATTTAGTTATGTTTGAAACAACTAGTTTATATGG